AGTCTTTGAAAATATATAACACTATAGACTTAATGTATGGACATATTATTTAACATCTTACCTAAAGGGAAAAACAATGAATTTACCAAGTTTTGAAGGTTACGGGAATTATAGTGATGAATTAGGCAATATCCGGGCTTTGAAGTTTAGTATGGCTGGAGTTGACGTGTATTACAGCTATAAAACGCCGGTGGCGTTCCGTCAAAATGGCTTGTTAGTTATTCGAGAGAATGATTGGGGACCGACAACCGAGAAACACCTAAACGCCATAGACAGTGGCGATAAAAAGAACCGCTTGCCCGGCGATGTCTTTGAATCTGCCTTATCTCTAGTTATGGCGGGGCTATAACATGAAAATCCTAGCCTACATCCTAGCCTATGGCATTTGGGGCACAATCTTTATAGCTGGAATAGTTTATCAATTACACAAAGAAAAGAGGTGATAGCCTACCCCTTGGATCGTAACCGGGATCGAATCCGGCAAGGGGTTTTTGTAACGAATAACCACTAATGAAAGGATTAAGACAATGGAAAAACAATTCTCAGTAAAGGCGTGCCGATGGTTTGACAAGTATTGGGGTAATACCTATCACTCTGTAAGGTGTACTAGACACTCAGACGGCGCAGAGGTAGCCCACGAGTTGACCTATGGATACGATGAGCATTATCGCCAGACAGCTATTGAGATAATGCAAAAAGCTGGCTGGCTGCCTAGTGACTACAATGACAGAACCTCTCACAATATACTATGGGAAGTCTCAGACGGTAAAAAAAGAGACTGTAAAGCCAATGGCAAACTATAAGGAGCAATTACAATGGAACATATGAGAACAAAAGCAAAAGAAGTACGGCGTGCAATAGGTGAAGTCGTGCTTAATATGATTGAGCATGAACCGGACTCACTCCTGGTCAAGCATTGTATCCAACTGGATACTAAAGTCTGGCTTATGATTATGGGCGCGATAACTACTGAGATCGAGCGAATTATAAGTCGGGACGGGATGACAGCAGAGGCAAAGATTGCCAATATCAATGCTTTCTACGAAGCTGCCGAGTTCATCCATGATTCGGTACTGGGGGTGGAAATTGAATAAAACAGCAATATACATGCGGGTTAGTACGGGCCATCAGAGTACAGCCAGTCAGCGACCAGACATAGAACGTTGGTTAGAGCTATCACATATACACCCAGAAGACCAGATTTGGCTTGAGGATACCGCCTCCGGGCGTTCGCGTACAGGTAGGCCACAATACTACGATTTAGAACGATTAGTCTCAGGAGGCAATATAGAGCGTGTGGTGGTCTGGCGTGTTGATCGGTTGGGCAGGTCAATGATTGAGGCTTGCAAGTTCTTCCAGTTGTGCAAGGATAACCAGGTCAACATCATATCCGTATCTGAGGGCATAGATAACTCAACAGAGCTGGGCGAGCTGATAACTAACATTATGGCCTCATTCGCTCAATATGAGGCTGATATGAGGGCCGAGAGGATTCGGGCCGGTATCTCTGCTGCCCGGCGATCTAACTGCCCAGAGTGTAAGGCTAAGTGTAAGCCTACCCCCGACCCCAGGCAGAAGCATCCTAAAGAGTTCCATTATAAGTGCAAGACATGCCAGCATGAGTGGACTGGTAAGAAGTGGGGCGGCTCTCGTAAGGGCCGGAGGACTAAGCTGACCGATGCCCATGTTAAGGCTATCAATAGTCTGGCCATGAATGGTATGAAGGCTCCGACCATAGCTAAGACCCAGAGCATCAGCATATCCACAGTCTATCGAGCCTTACGTATGCTTGGTCATTTACCAGAGGTGAGTCGGGCCATATAATCTACAGCCATCTCGTAGTCGTGCTGGGTGTCTATGTTAATTGAATCGCCCTGCTGCTGGACAACACAACGGCGATCTGTGCCCCAGAAGGCGTGCGGGTCGTCGCTTGTGTTTGCTTCCATCAACACCTCTGTCTTAACTACTGCTGCTGCTCCATCTACGTAGTAGTACTTAGGTAGTTCCTGCCTGCGATATACCTGGTTATAGATTAGCTTGTGAATCTGGTCGTCCTTGTTCTTAGTGTGCATGAAGAATGGATGCTGCTCAGATACCTCTGTAACAGTCTGGACTGAATCACAACCAGTCTCTTTGATCTTATCAATACACGCCTTGAGTATGCCCGGCTTGCGTACTACATTCGGGTACAGTAGGGCCACATATTCGTATGAGTCGGGCTTGAGCCTTTCTACGGCATGTCTCAACACCATGTCAATTGAGGTATCGTCTTGGCATAGACATTCGGGTCTGGCTATAGTTTTCAGTCCATATGTTGCGATTGAGTTATCATATTTAGCCCATAATGTAATATTCGTTGTTAATGCCACATCGCATCCAGTTCGTGACCCATACAACACGGTATGGGCAACTAGTGATAAGCCACCAATCTTCATCATATTCTTATTCTCCAGCCCCTTGCTACCTGCTCTTGCTGGTATTATTACTACTGTATCCATGTTCTTAATCTCCCAAATTAAATCCATGCTGTCTGCGGTGTTCCTTATCTTTATCACTGAACCCCTTGAAGTTGGGGCCGTACAATTCAGCTATCTGTTCTTGAGTCATATATGGCTTAACCTTCTTATTGACTGTTTGAATCATGCCGTCATGCGTCTGTATTATCGCGTCATTAACACACCATTGGTCTAAACTAGGAACATTAGTTGGCCACGCAAGGTTTATTAAAAAATTGTTGCAATCCCCGCTATCACACAATGCGCCAAGATACGCTTCTTCGCTTACGAACGCTGCCCTAATAAGACCAAGTACCTGTTCGTATAGTTGTGTACCCGGATATGGTGTCGCATACATCAGTGAGGTCAGTGGTATCTGATTATCTATGCAGAAGTTTTGAGTCTCCATTAGAGTGTCTGGATTCTCACCTGGGTATCCGAAGATGAACGAGGTCGGGCATAGCATACCTGCCTCTCTTGTGTCCTTGATGGCTTGTGCAGCCTGTGCTGCTGTCTGTTTCTTGCCCATTAACTTGAGCATCTTATTACTACCTGACTCAATGCCATAGCTCACTGATACACATCCCGATGCTTTCATCTCTTTGAGCATATCGAGGTCGCAGATACCCACCCGGCCAGTGCATGACCATTTGAGGTCAGAAAAATGCACTCTTATTATCGAACATATATCATAGACCCTTTGCTTGTTTATAACAAAGCAGTCGTCCTGAAAGGAAACAAAGTCTATTAGATAGTTTTTTCTAAGGCGGGAAATCTCGCATCCCACAGTAGATGCAGATTTACTCACCCACTTAGTCCCACTCAGTCTATAGCAAAACCTGCAATCGTAAGGACATCCTTTGGACGTTATCATATCCATATCCCTGCCAAAACCAACAACGGGATTAGACAAGTACACCTTCATCGGAAATAGATAGTATGGTGTGTATGCAGGATGGTCAAAGTTGAATTCCTCTGGGGGTGATATATCTATCCCAAACACTTCCCGAAGAATCTTATCTTCACCTTCACCAGTAATTAGAAAGTCATGCGGTATATTCCTCTCCACGATCTTTGTACACGCAGTAGCAAGTCCGCCACCCAGTACAATCTTAGCATCAGGCAGTGCATTCTTAATCAGCGGGACCATTCTCTTCTGCCATGTGTACGTAGTTACCATACCACCGATACCGATATACTTCGGTGACTGCTTCTTTAGTTCTTCAATCACCATATCATCAGGCATACGCAGAGCGTTAGCATCTATCACACCAACATCTATATGAGCGTCTATTAATACAGCAGCTATGCTTCCCAGTCCATGTGGAAAGTTACGCGGTTTATCTTGCAATCTCACAGGAGGGTTTATTAGTGTTATGTCTTTACAGGTCATTTTTAGCCTCATCTTTCTTGTCTTGCTCTTCAAGCCAGTCGCATATAGACATAATAGAAGTTTCACCTATCCCTCTTATCGACCATACCTTCCCGGTCAATACCATTTGTCGCAATTGATCCACATCCAGTACTCCGTCTTTTATGAGTCCTGCTTGCTTGAGGTGTTTATCAATATGATGGCCTATATTCTTACCGCAAAGCTTACTCTGTTTGAAATATTTCAAACGGTCCATCTTCTTAATCTCCACAAAAGTGTTTGATATTTTTACCATCCATTAGACCTCTTTTAATTATCTCCTGGATACGGGTTCGGGCAGCGGCTATCTTCAGGTCGCCCATCTCGATTAGTAACCTCTCGGTTGTAGCTAATGCCTTACGTGCAGCTACAGCGACCTCTTGAGTAGCGGCAAGCTCTGTCTGTAATTTACCCACTGTCTCTTCATGCTTCTTGTGTGACTTAATCAAGTCAGAGTGCTTCTTCTCTTGTCTTTCCAATGCCCCGATCAACGCTTCTCTTGTTTTGTATTGTGGTTTCATATCTATCTCCTTACAAAGTTTTATTCTTTAGGCCGTCACGCATTTCACTGATTATCTCATACATCTTCTCCGCTGAGTTCTGGATGTTTGATATATATCGCAAGTCACGACTGAATCGATGTTCCTTAATCTTATGCTTATCCCATTTATCTTCATGTCGCTTGCATATAGTATCTTCCCACCGCTTGATAAACTCTGCGATACCAGAAAAGCTCTCAATACGGGGAGCAAGGTGCATAAGCTCGTCCAGCGTCTTCTTCTCCTTAATAATGATTGCCCTGGCTTTATTCCATAAGACCTCATCCTCAAACTTCCCTTCCAGCATTGTGTAAGCGTTCAAAATCTTCTTATGAGATATGATGAATCTATCCAATTCACCCAGATATTTATCTATATGCTCAAATACATCATTCATGTCCATCTTCTGTTCCACTAAGTCCGGGAACGATAGCTCTCCACTGTTGCGGTATGTCTCAATAGCTTTATCCAAATCCATCTCTTCACAGTGGGCCTTCTTAACACTCTTGGGATGGGAACAATCGACGACAGTACCATCGAAGTTTCTCCACATCATTTCGAACTGCTTCAGGTAACTCACCATCTGCTCATCAGAATACACAGGGTCACCCTCTTTATTCTTACACACTCTCAGCATCCGATGTTGTGGTGATGTCATTAGCCTTGACGGTTCTTTCCACTTGTGATGCTCATATACAGCCTCAGCGTAATACTTCTCATCTGGGAACGATAGGTCGTTACCAATCATAATGATCTTCTCTGCACCCAGCCACGCAGCAACCTGGAAGCTCAGGTGTGCTACCGTAGAACAGCCACCGATATAATCATCTCTCTTTAGCCCGCACAACTCATTGAGCCATCCATCAGAGAAGAAGCACAACTTACCACCCATCTTCTGGATATTCTTAATGACCACTGGATTAACCTTCGGGTCCATCAGGAATACCGTACCTTCACACTGCTCCAGCGTTACATCATCGAGAAACCGTCCTGATATTTCATGGTAATCCAGTGCAGTAACGTATGCGGGCTTAATACCATGAGCTAGTAGCGGCTTCAACATAGTTAAGCATGTCACGAATGGCGGCAACTCGCTGAGTTGATTCAGTCCGGGCAGAACATCGTCAACACTTGGGCCTGCCGCCACCGTGACAAGCGTGGCACTCTTTTCTTTTACGCAATCTTTTAGATTCTCAATCGTTGGGTTATGGAGGTAGAAGTAGCTGTTACCCAAGATATTATCCGCTGTTACCTTGCTATTGGTCATCTGGGTGAGCATGAGAGTCTTCTGTGCATCTGCATAGTCCATGACAACGCGGGCAGCAGCAGACCAGAACGCATTGTCATAGTTCCATACAGGTTTGACTATCTTAACACCACGACTCAATCTATCCACACTCAACTGCAACCGGATAACTATCTCACTTGGCTTCTCCGTATCAATCAGGATGATCTTATTCATTAAGATGGCCATTGATATATCTATCCGTCCCAGTGCGTATTTCAGAATAGACGGGGACTTCTCCAGTAGGATGATTACCTCGTCGTCCGATGTCTTATCAATCAGCTTCTCAAGGAATACGCCGTCTGAGATACCTGGTAAGATATAAACCCAAGGGTCGTCGTTCACTACATCCATCACATCGGGGTAGATTGTACCGGATGGAAGTTTCTTACGCTTTTTTGCATTAAGCAACTTCTCGCGGATGTCTTCACCTATCACATCCCAGTTAGATTGTAGAATCTTTGTTCGTCGCTCGCGCTTTGGGTTACTCATCTTTTGCCCTCTACGTAAATGTGCTTAATCTTTCTTTTCGATCTAAAACAATTACGAAACACCAGCTCTTTCCATAATGTTTCCATTATTTCTCCAAATACATATCCTTGGCTCTCATATATCAAACACAACGCATGAAGCTCCTTTCTTTCTTTTCGCAACTTAAACCACGTTACAAAGGGGATGATGCTCTCCTCAACAACCACAGTCGGCCATATAACTTGCTCATTCATAACTTCTCCACTGTTATCTCTATTCTTGCATACATTATCCATTGATAAGGTCAATCGAATGTTGGAGATGTATTCCTATACTGGCATACACCTCTTTATTTTGGGCAGATTCAAAGACGTATTTAGTTTGCAGAACCTTCAGGTCGGAGATTAGGTCTTTTACTTTGGCAGCATCGCCCTTATTCAGCTCAGTCTGGACCCTCTCGGCCTCAGCTACCCTTGCCTTGCGTTCAGCTTCCTCTTTAGCTTTTAACTCAGCTTCTACTTTCTCTCTGGCTTCACGCGCTATCTTTAATGCGGCTTCATTGGCCTCATGCACCTTGCGTTCTTTTTCTTCACGTATCTTACATTTAGCAGCATCAGCCTTAACCCTTTCAGCCTCTTCAATCTTGGCTACGTGGTCTTTTTCTTCTGCCTCTTTTTTCAATCGTTCGTTTTCTTCCCTGATACGCTTTTGTTCTTGGGCTTCGGCCTTTTCTTTGGCTACCCTCTCGGCTTCCGCCACTCGCTCTGCCTCTAGCATGTCATTGTGTTCTTTTTTCTTGGTGTTATAGTAGGCTAACCAAACATCATTTTCCATGCCGGATAAGTTAAGGTCGTGAGCATTTTCTATATACGGCAACAACTTATCGGCTCGCTCGGTCTGCAATGCGGCTACTCGTTTTTGCTCCTGTATTACAAAGTGATCTTCGATATCCTTGAGCTTATTCTCTTTGTCAACTACCGCCCATTTCAAAATATTACTCACACCGTCTATTGCTTTACCGGCCCGTAAGTATTCCTCTTTTTGTGTCTTCCGGGCCTTCTCAGTAGCAATCCGAATCTTGCTAATATCAAGTCTTAGCCGTTTAGCTTTGACTATTACCACTGGCGTAATCTCTTTTTCAGACTCCGTTATCACCTCGTTAAAAACACTTTCAAGCTCCGTAAGCATTACAGCCATTGGTTCAAACGTGGCTTTAATTTGCTCGGCCTTTGAAGACTCGATCGTCTGTAATTCCGGTGAATCCAATTTGATAATCTCGTTACTCATAATTCAATCCTTTCAATAGTTATTTCAATTCTTGGTCTGTCACTATACTTCTTCTGTATCACACCATCACAGATAATCCGGTCGTCAGACCAGAAGATACCGTTCAGTGCGTCACATACAAACTTCTCCACGTTATCGCGGTCTGGGTTCTTATCATGCCACATCGGGGCATTTGGTTTCAACTCGTCACTATGCTTGCCAGTACGAAAATGGCTCCGTGGCCGGGGAAAAAACAGCAAAAGGTCAACTCTAAGTGGCCCCGACCACGGAACTGAGGGCTTATACTCCATACATTTAGCAAGAAAATCCTGCTTATCACCCTTGCTTGGGTCATACTGACCGACAAAATCACCCCTGCGGAACGTCCGATGTCGCTTTAACGATTGCGGGCTACCGGGTACGGTGAAGGTGATGATGTCTTTAGTCATCTTTCACTCCCGCCAATTCCTCGGCAGTCATATTCTCGTCTTCACCCTTGTCAGGTGTGTCATCTTGGTTAGCCTGATCGAACAAAGGCTCTTCCCTACCCAGGGCCACAATCTGCTCCATCAGAAACTCCACAGCAGCCTCGTATTCTTGCTTGGCTGTTTTGTATTGGTCATGCTTCGTCTTCATAAGCAACTGCTTCTGGTGGACACCCTGCTGTAACTCCACTATCGTGTTGAAAGCAGTGGCCCGAATATCCAAATCTTCATACACTCCAGCTTCAACTTCCACAGATACCACAACTTTTTCTACTTCTTTTTTCTTCTTAGCCATCATTGTCTCCTTAAAAAGGTACATCGTCATTTGGTTCTTGTTTCGGTGAAGGATATTTAGGTATCTTCATCCCTGCCACCTCTGTCTTGGTCTGTTCTGAAAAGTCCTCTGTCTTACCTATATTAACATCGCCACCACTCTCTTCTTCCCAGCACCGATTGTTTATCCATGTTACCAACTGTTTCCATTCTGGTATAAAAGTTGCCCTCGGTGTATTATCTCTAATTGATATTTGCTGTTCAAGAGAAGGTATTAGGAGTGGTAATACTTCTTTCCAATCCTTATGTTTCTTCTTAAAGTTATAGAATTCTGTATTCAATCCTCTCTTTTTGGCAGGGTATTTCTTACGAAAAGTGTCAAAGAGTTCTTTATATTTATCTTCCTTTAACTCTTCCTCTTTCTTTTCCTCTTTCTCTTTCTGTGTGTTATTCTGTTGCACGCTGTTGCTATCCTGTTGCGCAACTGTTGTGGTATTCCACTCCCTCTCTTCCTTCTGTTTAGCCCTATAGTTCCTGTAATACTCTGCCCTACTTTCGTGCTTATCCCTGTATTTGTCACGGTTTAGGATAATCCATCCCCCGTCAATCTCCTTGATTCTTCGACCTTCGTGATCTTTTGTACGGCTATATTCGTCTGGTGATGTCAGCACTTTGATAGCATCTTTACACTCTGGAATAGTTACCCCTGCCAACCTTGCCATTCCAGGTATTGACCCCTCAACCGTTCCATCCATTTCGCTCATTGCTAACATAGTAATCCACAATATTCGAGTTGCATTATCTTCCTGCCATATCGTACTGGTAATAAGGCTCTTATACAGCTTAGTGTAACCACTCATCTAACTACCTCGGTAATTAAAAAAATAGCCCCAACAGTGCTAACCAAGGCAATAAAGACTTGTCCGTCAGGGCTATTATTTGTTGAAATCATATATCACCTTAGTTAGCTACTTAAACACTACTCCACGGTTCCGGGTTTGTCAAGTTTAGTTTCATAAAAAACACAGTCCGGATAGGAGCAAAGGAGATTTTCAACCATCGTTGCCGACTGAAACATCCCGATACTCCTTGCTACACCCGCTAACCTATGTGCCTCTGGGCATTTACATAAGCCACGCACCTGCTGAGGGTTTGATTCCTCGTAAATACACTTAATATGAGCCATTACTTGTCTCCTATTTATACGGACGGTGGTTGTATAATGGGCAATCTTTAGAGGTGCATTCTCGTATCTGCTTAACCGGATTCTCCCACCCAAAACACTCTCTACACATTGCCTTGATAGCCGCCCGCTTAGAGCGTGTTGTACAAGCCGTCTTAAAACATATCTTTTCAGCATTCGGAAGTTGAGCGTGCTTCTTTTTCTGGACTTCACTCATTTCCCTGACTTTATTGATTGGCATGACACTTGTCCTTTCTCTGTAGTGGCTTGTTTTGCACACTTTTTGACTGAAAAGGTGCAGAAACAGAGGCTTTTATAATTTAATGGTACTTTGACACCCTCTACAAATACCACCCCTTAAACAGGGGGTCAAGAGGTCTTTTTGACCACCGAAAGTTTCTTGTCTATCTCCATATATTCCTGCTGAATCGGGACCGGGGCAACCTTCACAACACAAGCCCGGAAATAGTCGCATGGCTCATCATCCAGTAATACACACCGGCCCGCCCCGGCTTTCGGTGGATTCCACTCTATCACCTCATGGAGATAACAGCCATTATGATTGCCCCAGTTGGCACAATGCGACTTAGCGTAACTAAACAACGTCTTACTCATATTAAACTCCATCTGATATTACGGTCGCTTAGATGCGACTAATATTCTACTCATGTTAAACTCCTTGTCATCCTCTCGTATTCCGCTATCCGGTCATTAAATAGCTCTGTCTGACTGGATGGACCAACCGCCTTCGCTCGGACCAGCACTTCTTTCGCCTTCCGAGGTCCATAATACAAAGCTGTCTCTGCCTTAATCAATTGCTTTATGCCCCACTTTTTATCGCGACATAAAGACTTGGCCAGTTTCGCTTCTGTACGCTCTCTATCTGCATCTCTACGCTCTTTACTTGGCATTTATTATTCCTTTCATGCGTCCAAGAACCTCATGTTATTGCCTTCAAATCGTAGCTTAATGTCTCCAGTTGGTCCGTTCCTTTGCTTGGCAACTATAAGTGTAGCCATACCATCATGTTGTGCCTTATCCTTCTTATAGTAATCGTCACGGAGAAGGAGCATGATAGTGTCACTATCCTGTTCAAGCGAACCAGACTCTCTCAGATCGGACATAGCAGGCCGGTTATTAGTACGATCATCAGCAGACCGATTAAGCTGACATACCACAACGATAGGAATATCAAGCTCCCTTGCCAATAACTTAACTAACCGGGAACATTCGCCCACCGCTTCGTATCTCTTGCCCTTACCCTTAATCTCCATCAATTGCAGATAATCTATCACAACCAGCTTGATATCGTGTTTACGCTTCAATATCCGGCATTGACTCCTTAACCCATACGGGGTCAACTTCGGGCAATCACAGATAAGTAGCGGTAGCATAGACTCTTGTGCCGCAACATATTCCATCATAGTTATTCCAACGTCACCCAGGTACGCCTTCTGCATCTGATAATAGCCAAGCTCACTGGATGCGGCTAAGTGCCTCTCAATCAGAGCGTCAGCAGACATCTCAAGTGAAAAGACCGCTACCGCCCCCCCAGCGGCAGCGACATTAGTGGCGATGTTGATAGCAAGAATAGACTTGCCCATCGAAGGGCGGCCAGCGACAACAATCATTTCACCAGCGTGTAGCCCTCCCACCACATCATCGACATCTCTGAATCCAGTAGCCATTCCTTCAGCACCATGTATGGCTCGCCGTTTAACACTTTCAACTACTCTGGGCATAATTACAGAGATATGTTCCGGTTTAACTATCTGCTTCTGTTCACTCACCTTCATCAAGGCAGACTCAGCTTGATCGGCAATAACAGATAAGTCAGCAGCAGGATGATATGCAGCTTCAATCAATTGCCCTGCCATCTTAATATAAGACCGCAAGGTAGCCTTCTCTTTCACTATCTTAGCATAGTATGAACCATTAGCTGACGTAGGAACGCTTTCAGCTAATTCTATCAGATAATCAATGCCGCCAACGACCTTCAGAGATTCAGTCTTATTCAACTGGTCCCTTAATGTAACTAAATCTATCGGGAGGTTATCAGCTTGCAATGCGAACATTGCCTTAAATACAATCTGATTAACATTACAATAGAAGTCATCCATTGATATGAGACTAAATATATCAGACCGGACCTCATCGTCTTCATCCAGGATTATAGAACCCAGTACACACGTTTCTGCCTCCGGGTTTTGTGGGGGTAGTTTTTCCATTTTATTCACCTCTTAAAACTCTTCAAATCGACTCTATCCGACATTTCGTACCTGAACCCAACTCGAACAGGCTCAGGCAATCCGTTTATCCTCAAGTCTATGTATATTATCTCGCCTCTCTTTACCATTGGCAAAGCATGTCTAACTAACACTACCTCGTTAGGGTCGCTAAGTAATCTACCACCAGCCCACATAGCATCTGGATAGTTCATTTGCCAGTTTGATGCAATGCGGGCGGCTTTCTTAGCGTTGTTGCCAACAGATATACCCACCAGAAACACGAACAAGACAAGAATAGCAAAAGGTATCAGGTAGTTTGGTTTCATTTCTTATCCCCACAAAAAGGACAGGAAAGTTTTATTTTTCTGTAATAATTGTCACGATAACGAACATCTCTTTCGTCTGCCCAGAATCTTTCTTTGCAATCTAAGCAGACACAAAGAATAGTTTGATCCATATCATTAGTGATCAACTCAGGACGAGTTTTTGTAGGTAAGTTTCTGTAAAAGTTACGCAATTCTGTTTGGGCATCATCTTTTTGCGGCAGACCCTCAGTTTCGGCTTTAATTGATAAAAGATTCCTATCAAGTAGTTCTCTAGGAGGGATTCGGTTGCCTTCTTCAAGCTTGTTTATAGTTAGTATTTGAACTGTCATTTCGTTTCCTTTCTGCTATCCATTCACTGTTTCAGTATCCGCAAAACACCTTGTGGATATTTGAGTGACTACAAAACATGGTGGCGGGACTCGAACCCGCAATCTTCATCGTCAAGCAACGCACTAACGGGCTCTCAACCGGATGGTACTTGTTTCTTAGTAATGTTGTCACTATTCGTATGTAGCGTCTCGTCTGCCAATTCCGCCACACCATGTCCACGGCAAGCCGTAGCGATTAGGCTTCGCGTATCTTGCGAACAATATCCCTAGTAGCGGGCTTCTTCTGGTTAGCTTTCAATTCTGCAACAAATTCTGCTTTGGAATAACCAACCAAAACATCCACACCCTTATCAACCGACCCCACAACGTCAACCAACGCGGTTTTGTATCGCTTAGCAATAATGCCACCAAAGGCTGCGAGCAATGTTCCGGCAATACCCGTAAGAGTTCCCCACGGTGGAGGTATTGCTGGGCTAACAGCCGTAAGCGTAGCCCCTGCCGCTTGTATTTCGTCCCCGATATTAGCGTCACCGCCTGCCGCAATCTCAGCAATAGCCGCCTCTGCGTCCACTACAGCCTTGTCAATCTTCGCCTTAACATCTAACGCCTCCGACAGCTTTTCAGCCGCTACGGTCGACGTGGCCTCAATCTTCGCCGCGTCCGCTGGTGATAGTGCAGGGTCGTCAGCCGCTACCTGCAAATCTGTCAACGTCTGCTGCAACGTAGCAACATCATCGTCAACCAGTGCCGACTGATCTTTGGCCATGCCAAGAAATGCCACCAAACCGTCTAGCCTCTCTTGGCTTGTGCCGTTGCAACCAAGCAACAACACACCCGCCACAATAATAATCCATAGTTTCTTCATAACACGCTCCGATCTGCCGGTCTTCCCGGCTAAATATCAACTACTTCAATTATCTTACGATGAGTCGCTACAAGTTTATCTTGACTTACAATAACTTGGCCCCAAACAATAACTTTTGTCAATACGCTATTGGCTGGTTTATATTGTCGTGCGTCCTTTTTGCTCAAACTAGCATGGAGGCCATACTCACACATTTTAATTTCCGGCTCATATAAAACCTCTCCTGTTTGCACAAAATCGCCATTTCGCGTTTTTAGTTTATTGCCAATACGTTTGATATAATGAAACGCCTTGAAAGCATTCTGCTTAAGGATATTTATTTCACCGGAACCGTAACCGGAACCGTCACCGTCACCGTAACCGTAACCGTAACCGTAACCGTAACCGTCACCGTCACCGTAACCGTCACCGTAACCGTAACCGTAACCGGAACCGTAACCGTCACCGTCACCGTCACCGGAACCGTAACCGTAACCGTAAATGCTATTTAATCCCACAGCTCAGTCCTCCATACGGCAACAGCTTTATCTGTTGCCGACATAACAGAAGTAACTTTGTTTACTTCAATCTGCGGAATTTGCGGAGTTATGCGAGAGCCTTTTTGCGGACCATGTGCAGCTAACCCTAAAACGCCTTTAGTTGCTTGCGACCAATGCACCGCCATTTGTGCATCTTTCAATACGGCAATCTGTTTGTCTTCGTCATAACGAAGCAGTTCACCCATGAACACGCCTCGGCAATCCTTATCGGTTGTCACTACTACCATTTTCTTTTTCATTCTAGTCTCACTTTCTGCCGGTCTTTCCGGCTAATCTTTTTATTCGTCCACATACTCGAACTCTATCCTGTTCACAAGCAAATCGTCGGCTGCTCCATAATATTTTACTAAGAACTGCACAAACTTTAACGGCGTCCAATCAGGGAATCCCTCTTTAATAACATCCTTTTGTGTTATTACGTCCAATGGTTCAGCCCTAGTTGATACAATTCGTATCATGCCAAGCCGTTTAACTTTTTCTCCCTTCTGTAAACCCATTGCTTTTTCAACAGCGCAAACTACATCGCCGGGTTTTAAGAACCACCAGCCAAATCGACGAGTAACAGTTATCGTTCTCCCTCTGACCTGCTCAGTTGTCATCGCAAAACTCATGTTTCTTGGCATAGCATTCCTTTCGGCTAATCAATTACCTGTATTTCTTTGCCACAAAATGGGCAAAACACATATCCACATTCAGCTAACGGATTACCACTTAGCCAAAATTGCCAGTGGCCGCAGTCTGTGTGATAATGTTCATCGTCCTCTTTTTCCCATTCACATTTCTCTGGCATAATTTATCCTTTCAAAGTTACCCGCACCGCCACGTTAAATGTGTTCAATATATAACCCAAAACTATAAAGCTGAATAATCGACTATTAAGTTTTAGTTTAGACGGTACGGGTTATGTTAAGCTGTCTCTGACTCTTTAGCTTCATCTGGATTCACACAGATAACTGTCTTCTTCCAGTATTTACTTGCAGCGACTTCATACGCTTTCTTAATAACCTCTTTCCATTGTACGATGTATTCACCGCACAAGATGTCCTGACCTTCAATCAACTTCTTCTTCAGTTGTCTCTCGATAGCATCAAAACGCTTCTTGGCAGGTTGGGCATCATCTCTCTGCTTCAATAGTTCCTCAATCTCTTCATTATTAAACAGTTCAAGATTACCAGTAGCAATCAGGTCAGGTAAACACATATGGGCATATGCACACCTTGAACAATCTTCTGGTGAGTTGATCTTATCGGGTAGTGTACCATCCTCAACATGAACATTAACTCTCTCAGCTTTCTGGAATAAATCTTCACCGTAGTCATAATCCAAATCAAAGTAGACAGTCTTGATGTTATATAGATTCTGCTTATTCACGAAGATAATACAGCACTTCTCCACTTCCAGGCCAAGAGCATAAAGGAATAACTGTCCCCGATACTTCTTTGTCCACGGATAACGAACAAGGTCATCGTAGCCGTTGATAGAGTTGAATACATGGTCTGAGCATGTCTTAATGTCGCATACACAGGCCGTATCCCAACCATCCTCTTCGTTCTCCACCTGCATCAGGCCATCTATATGTCCGGTTATCTGATGAGTCTTCTGCATATTAGCGTCTATCTCACTCTGCGAACCAACGATACGCCATCTCGGAGATGCAGACCTACCCAACTCAGATAGTATCTTCTCGATAAGAGGCTCTACCTCCTTACCAGTCTCAAAGATACCCTGGAGATACGGGCCAGCAGGTTTAGCATTCTGCCATGCGGTACGCATATATACCAACCTACGCTCACATGGGTCATCCAGTTGACTTGCCCGGTTAGTATGACATGGCCATACCTTAGATTTAGTCTTTAAGTATTCAATAGCGTTCTCAGATATGTTCGGTAATTCCATTATGGTATTCCTTTATGTAAAAAGAAACGGCAGCAGCAGGCCGGAAAGGTCGGGTTATTTAAGAAGTGAACCCACCGCCACCGTTGTGTTTAATTGTTTCAAAGTGCGGCAGTAGGGGGAAAAACATGAAAAACCCTACCACCGCTGCAAATGGGAGAAAACTCTATTTGAACATCTCACCAGCGTTACCACCTGTAACCTTCAAGTGTGCTTCATGAGCCTCTTTAGTCTTCTTGTGGCAAATGTTCAAGGACATCCCAGACATACGAGTAGTAGTATCGAATGATACTTCAGTTCCATCCTTACCCGTAAACTTAGTCAGAGAAATCAGTTGTGTCTTCATAGCGGCCTTGTCACCATTGTTCATCTCAGTGAGCCAAGCTGTTATATCCTTACGCTTAGTAGCGTCACCAGACTTGTCAACAGGAGGCTTGTTCTGTGGACTGCCACCGCCACCACCATAAGATACACTGTGAATCAGGTTGGGTTTGCCACCATGTTTTGCTATGATCTCAGCAAGCTTATCGGTCTTAATGCCACGCAGACCAAGCATTTGCTTGATGCCGTTACCGATACAAATATGCCTGGCAGCAGCCCTTATATCGTTCTCATTGATGTCCTCTAACGCCCTCCAGCCATCCTTCTTAGTATAGCCAAGGAACCTATCCCTTGTGCCATAAACACCCTCACAGGGCAGGTTACGGCCCCACAGATAAGCGGTAGCAGAACAGATGTATGTGTACCACGGACCCTTACCGTCAGAGCCAGAGTTCTTCTTAATAGTCCAGTTATCAAAAGTGAATGGTAGATGCTTCAGGAATCTCTCTGCACCAGCAGAACTCAAACAGGCAGTACCATCATGGTCTATCCAATCCCCTTCGTGACAGATGTTTATGAAGGTAGCCATAATAGCGGCCTCTGCTCTTGCGGCATTCTTAGATGCACCTTCAAGTTGCGCAACAAACGCATCGTCAAAGACTTGTAAATTGTTTACCGCCCCACCCTTATCATTCTCAATCGGTACAATCGTACCATCATCTACACTAACATCATGGATTTCATCTTGCATAATAACGCCCTTTCCAGTTTGAGTAGTTTTTATTCTTTCCAACAGGGTAATTATGAACCATAGAATCAGGAAGTCAAATTAAAAATGATAAATTATTTTAGATTCTTGCGTAACTGCTCAACGTTTCCTTGAACAAGCTGGCTTCTCACCCTCAGTTTATTGTATTCAACTTGGGCCTTATCGAGCTGACCACTGCTCTCAAGAAGTTTGATATTTTTCATCGCACTTGACGCGTCTTCAGCGGTTACTCTCTTTAATTCTCTCAAGCTACGCATGTTTCCAATCGTTGGCTTCTTAATATTATATGTGGAGTAATTATTTAAGAATGCTTCAGCAAATAGCTTGCCGCCCAATTTGTGCATGTCATATATCTCTTGCTTATTAAGAATAATTGCAGGCTTGGTTAAACGGTCTGCCTTTTCTTCGGCAGGGAAACCTCTTTGCATCTCTGAAAACCATGTACGGTCGTCAATATGTTTTTTATTCCAGTTATCAACCATCCTAAGTGCGTCATAATCTTTTCCAGTCGGAATGGCCCTTGTAATGGATGGTGAGCAGAAAGACCTCATGAATACAGCTAAGTCAGAATCGCCAACTCTCTCTATGTCTTCACCTAGACAATCTGTAACAGGAGGTGGTACTGTTTCTGATGTTCCAGTCGAATAACCAATGCTCTGTGATAAATTTTCTAGAAATCCTTTTGTCTTGTCAGTACGCATATTCCTGACCTTTTTGTCAGTAGCCCTGAACGTAGCACTCCAAAGGTTAGGGATGGCCATTCGTGCCAAATCCTGGAGGAACTTGTCCCCATAGGTTTCAGTATCCATAACCGCTTTAACCAAATTGCCAATGCCCTTCATAAACGATTGGTCGTAAATAACACCTGTAGTTCTGGAAACCCACCCTTTCCACAAGTTATTCGTCTTCTTGTTAAAGTCCCTCAACTGATCTACGTCCATCTTAGACGTATCGTAATTAAGACGCTGGAAAAGTTCTTTTACTGCACTAGCGGTATTTACGGTTATCCCTAACGCAGTAGAATGTGGACCAAAGTTTTCGTAAGAATGCCACTGGCCAAATAAGCGAATGCTTCCGGGCGGCTTGATGGGCCTCATGGTATTTGCTTCCTTTCGTTTCCCCTGTCTGTAATCACGCGTTGGCGTTATTCTATCATCGTCCAAGAGGGATGCCGCTACAGCAAACATCATCAGACCTGTTACAACCTCGCCAAGATCGGTAACTGCCTCCTGTGCTGAATAATGTTTTTCATCTATAGCAGACCGCAATCCCTTTATACCCATCTTCGGTACGCCCAGCACTGTATTGCCAATTGCTAATTTAGTTAATTGGTATGGCGTTTTCAAGAACGGAACAATTAGCTGCGCAGGTTTCATGCCTAATATTCTGAAGTTTCGTGCCTTCATAAGCGATTGCTCAAAAGCATCTCCTTCAGCCTGGAAGGTGACTCTATACATATCGCCTTCTGCAATAGCTCTCTCCCATGAAACACTGTCCATGTCGTGCATCTGCTCTTGAACAAATTCCTTGAATGCCTTACCATCTAATGCCAGGTTTTTTTCTTGGGCAAACCTTGCGGCGGCCATAGCTACAACCGCATGTGAATAGGCTGTTTTAACAAACTGGTCGCCTACAGCAGATGGCCTCATTCCGACACCCCTGACAATCTTACCACCAACACGACCAGTTGCTTTGCCAATCCTGCCGCCAAGAGGACCAAAAGCCGCACCCAACACCTTTCCTATGAACTTCCCGTTCATCGCAGGATTATTATACATATATACGTTTTTTGAGTTTTGAAGATTGCCTGTCATTAGTTCAAGAGCAGGCTGTCCATACATCGCCGTTAATTTAGCGAATTCGATTGACCTTGCCCATGTTTCTCTGCTGGTTATAGCTTGCCATAAAGCAGGCAATTCTTTCCATGTACTATTAGATACAGTAGTTTCCCCGTTCAGCTTTGCGATACCTATTCGTAAAGGAATCAACGCCGCCTTCGCAGCTAAGTCCGTAATTGCATAAGTACCAGAAAGAAGGTTTCTTAAAGGCGTTATAGGAGCAGACATAAGATTGCACCTTATTAGCTCCATGCCGGTATCCCAGTAGTTAGCGTCAGAATTCACTAACTCGATTTCTGTCATCATCTCGAACATAATACGAGGGTCATTCTTGATCTGTTCATTTAACGCCTCAAGACTTGTTAAATCAACGCCCCACTCTAAGAACTTTTTCCGTAACTCCATTATCTGATCGCGCTGACCGTTATTGATTTCTTTAATCTTATTGAGATGTTTTAACGCCTTACCGGGTAGTCCAGCGTCCTGTGCTTCCTTGGCAAGCTTCTTTTGCTTCGCTATTGATTCTCGGATACTGCGAGGGACGTACTTCATATACTGTAAGACTAGTTGGGCCTTTGAATCAAACTGTCTCATAAGGCCAGAACTCATTACAAGTATCTGGCCATGCAAAGTCTTTATTACCTCCCTGTTGCTATCCATCCTAAGACCTTCCATTACTACATCTTCGTCACCCTCTAGAAAGCCTTTATTGCCAATCTCCTCTGTTAGAATCTGCATCGCACCTTCTTCTTCCGGTGTCGAAGCAGCTTGTTCATTCGCTATCTTATTTAATAGGCGTTCACGCTCCGCAGGGTTAGCAAGTATTTCTTTTGCCTTCTTCCATATCTTCTGCTTTGTGGTCTTCGCAGTTCCACGCCTTATCTCAGTAACCGCTGCAATCATCTGGCGGGTAGCTTCTGTTTCTCCAGGATTCCTTATATCCTTCGCACCAACATCTTTTATATCGAGTTCGCCAGACTGCAACTTTTTTAATATCGGCATTGCCTGTTGTGCGGCTTCTTCAGCAGTCGCTGGCCCTTTAGGAGGCGTAGGTGCTTTCTTCCTCTTTTTCTTCCCTTTCTTCTGTGCTGGTTCGATTTGTAGGTCTTGCAAAAGCTGTTCGGCAATAGCAGATGTTTTTGGTTTCTTTGTTCCCTCTGTTGGTTGGGCGTTTGACTGCGTTTTATTAACATCTGCCCATATCTTATCAAGGTGCGGACTTATATTCTTACCCAGGTCTGCTATCATCTTTGCAGACCATTCGGCAAAACTGATCGCCTTCCCTTTAGCCGCTATCGCTAAACTCTCAAGGTGATATGCACCAATACGAAGTGCTTTTGCAAACCTTACAGGGTCTATACCTGCTGACAGAGTACTGCCACCCATAACATCTTTCTTGTCCTGCTGATATTGCTCGTCAGAGAATATCCTTTTAGACGCAGGCGTTGCCTTTCCAACATCACCCTTCTCTAACACCTGTCCAATCACTTCCCCGTCCTTCCCTATTATCTGCCCTTTGCTGTCAACCTTGGGAACATAAGCATCAGGCGGCCCCATCTGCTCCTGCTGCATCTGGGCAGGAAGTTCCGTGCTTGGGAACGGGGTATATTGCGGGCCAACTGTTTCTGTCTTTTGTAACAACTCCATTGCCGTAGGCGATGATGTTTGCCCCTTCTCCTGTGGAGCAACCCTAACGAAGTTATTCCCCTTCGGTTTATTGCTAACAGTTATCACTCTACCGCCAGAATCCTGAACAACATACAAGGGCTTACCCCCTTGGTCGGCCTGCTCTTGAGCCACATTAACCGCATCATTTATAGAACTATCAGCCACCTCTGTAGATAAAGACTTGAGTATTGCTATTTCGCCTTCTAACTCTAATAGCTTACCCACAGCAACATCTTCTTGCCCACCCATTGCCTCTGTTTGGATTTCCTCCGTTATCTGCTTCTCTCGGATTCTATGATATAGTTTAATGTCTTCCGGGCTGACCTCTCTCTCAAAAGCGTTTCTCTGGATTCTCTTGAGAATATTATGTTCTTTCCGCTGTCTTGTGCTGTCCTGCTTCTTCTGTAACCTCGTTCTCCCCGGTACAACAATAGGTTCAGGAGCCTTTGCAGGAGCAAGACCCTCTGCCATGTTCTTATCAATAGATTCATCTGACGCAGGAACAAAGTCTCCCCCCTCTTGCTTGTTCTTATCAATAGCTTCTCTAACTGCTGTCCGTGCCTCTTGTTCCTCTATTCCTAACTCATCTACCATCTTCTTAGTGAGGATGTCTTCTGTTGCCGTTTCCTGCGATTGTTGTAATAGATCAGCCTGCTCGTCCTGATACTCCATATCTTCTATGTATGGGAACTGAGATTTAGCATGATTAACCTGCATAGGAGAGGTTCCCACCCCTATTATCCCCTCTAAGAAACCACCGCCCAGCATGGCATTCATTATCTCGCTACGACCTTCTGCGTCGAACACTTTATAATTCCTATCAATCCACTTTATTGCGGCCCTTTCGATGACAGTCTGTGCGCCCTCTGTCCCTGAACCTATGAAGTATTGCTTTGCTCCCTCTTTGCCAGCAGTCAGGAGATAGCCATCTTTAACTAACTCCCTGACAACAGCTCCTTTTGCCTTCTTGCCGTACCCAGTACGGTTTAGGACTCGCATAACAGGAAGATAATCTAATATACCCGCTATGGTTCCAAAAGCTATAGCAGTCTTAGCCTCTTTCTTTCCTCTGAGTCCCCTGTCAGACATATCCCCATAAATGAAGCCTGTCTCTAAAGCACTTCCAACTAACATCCCCCCTATAGGACCACTTAATACACCAGCACCATAAAGAGCCGTCAGGATGGGGGTTTGTTTGCCTATAAAATTACCTGCTAAATGAACAAAGTCTTTGAAGCTTTTTACATCTTCAACCCTATTTATCGTAGTACCCCATTCACGACCACTGGCCATCTCCTTTAACTCCCGAGCTTGCCTCATAAAAGAGTCGGCCTTTTTCTGGTTTCCAGTTAAAGTATAGACAACCTCGTTGAGGCTTTTACCGGCAGCCCCAACAGTCATAATTCCTTGGCCTAAACTAGCAGCGTAATCACGTTTCACGCTACGGGCAGGGGGCCCAACATACTCGTCAACGAATCGGCCATGTTTCCCGGCCAACGCTTCTGGCGAATACAAACCCGGTTCCGGTACTGTAGGTTTCAACTCGTCAGGAATCTCAAATCCAGACGGTGCTGTGGATGGGTCAGCCGGTATATCCCACCCTAGCGATGCCGTGTCCAAATCAACAGGTTGAGGCGATGTAGGCTGAACTATCTCCCTCGGTGGATGTTCGCCCATTTGAACATCAGATACATCTAACCCAGGCTCAAACCCATCTGGCGGTTGAATTAGTTGATGATTCATCCGTTGCCGGTTATTCATGCTATTATAAGTGTCAACAGTTGCTTCCCGGTCCAATAAACTACGAGCGGTTACGCCTTGGTCATCTGGTGTTACTGTAGTCGTATCGTTGGTGCTGTCGAGCAGTTCTCTTGCCGTTACCATTTATTTCATCCTTTTAATATCTTCTGGGGTAATTGCTCCGGCGGCCACTCTTCTATTGAATGTCTTCCTGTCTGTAGGTGATAACGCCTGATATGATGCTTTCGTCTGCCATTTTTGGAGAGTCATAGTTACCCCTGTTTCAGAATCTCTCTGTACAGCAACCTTACCACTTGCAATAAGATGGGCATAGTCCGCAACCTTACGAGCAAGCTTGTCGCTTTTCATATCTTTCATTTCATCGTAGTCCCATTTTGGACTAACCGGAAGGTCATCCATTTGACGCAAAGCATCAAGGTCAGCTTTAGTTAGCTTTTCACCTTTGAATATATTTTTCACTTTACGGGCAACAGCAGACCTTAACCTTGTCATCTTAAAAGCCTCTAGGTAATCCTTATTAACCCATGCCGACGAGCCAGAATACGGAGAATCTTTCATCCCTACATAGGGCAATTCCAAGACCTTAAAGAGTTCTGGCTCATTACTTCTGGTAACTTCTGTGTAGTTAGGTGTCTCGCCCTCTGGAATATTACCTGCATCACTTTTCGTGGTAGTTTCAAGTACGTTAGAAACGCGTTTAAGGTTATCTGCTGAATTGTTAGCATAACCAATGATACTGTCCCGAACCTTCGGGAACAGCGTCTTATAGTTTTTTGCCGCTATCTTTTTCTGCTCGGCAGCCTTTAGCCTACTGGTGTAATTGCCTTGATAGGCCGGTGTTTCTACCGCCGTAGGAGTACCCATTGGGGCAACTGTAGGTTGTTGTGTCCCTATCGCACTGGGTATTAAATCGCCCAGCCCCATACCGAAACCGCCTAAGTCCGTGTCGTAAGGTGAAGGTGTAGGTGTCTGCGTTGGTGTAGCATTCGGCTGCTGTTGATTAGGAACATTAGCCCCATCATCTAAGATATTCCCCAAGAGCTCTACACCTAATCCAGTGTCTATAGCACCCGCTGCTTTAGCAATGTTAAATCGGTCAAGCCGCTGCTGCCGTAGCTGTTCTGCTGCATCTTGTTTCTTATCGTCCTCGTTTTTAGACACATTCAGATCGTAGTTCCGTTGGGCATTCTTCTGTTGCCACGCGTCCCTCGCAGCGACACGCTCTTCCTGCTTACGCAACTGGTCGTAATACTGCTGCCTCTGCTGTATCTGCTGATAACCCATCATGGCGTTACCGACACCTGTGGACATCATAGATAATCCCTGTAATGCTCTGCCTATATCTGCCATTGCTGGTATCTCCTTATAGCTGGCTCAACTGTTTCCAGTCTGCCACCTTCTCTTGTGATGGTAACATTGGCTGGTTTGCACCAAACATCGCCTGCATGAACTGCTGTAAGCCCATTACTCTTTCCATAGTTTTATCGGCACCAAAACGATTGTTAGTATATGCAGGTTGTCCCATCCCAATATTCTCAGGATGTGCCATTAAGTCTCTGTTAATTTTCGTTTCTCCAGGCGTGTCAGGGTTTATACGCCCGCCCTGGGCAAACCTTTGAACTGTCAACGGATTCTGACCAGTAGAGCCGCCAATTGGATTTGGGCTATATTGCGTATTTGGGAACGATGTAGCCAACTGAGGCTGTAACTGGGCAGCTAACGCATCGTATTGCTGACCGCTAACATCACCACCAAGCTGCCTAAACTCTTGCAACTGACGCAATGGGTCTAAGGCATCACCGAACATATCGTTAAGAATAGGCATCGCCTGTAGTTGACGGTTATAGTTAGCCTCAAAAGCCTGTGTCTCTCTATCCCTTCCAGCAGTCTGCATAGCTGACCTCTGAGCCTCTAACCCTTGGGCCATATCTCCCAACTGTCGAGTAATATATCGAGGTGTTTCCTCACCTGTAGCACTACCAGACATCAACGCCTGCTCCCTCATAAACGGGGATAGGTTGTTTTGGAAGTTCTGCATAGCCGGGTCGAATACCTGTGCCTGGAACTCCTGATTAACCACATTAGGGTCATATTGATATGTTGGCCCCTGATTTAAGACCCTACTGGCCATCTCACCGCCAATCGGCCCTTTAGCCTTTAATGCCCCTGCCGTCTGGTCTGCATTGAATAATGGCTGCTGGGATAGCGTATTTGGTAACGCATACTGTGACCCCGGATAAGAGGGTTGATACTGCTGTGGCTGATAGTTAGCTAGATTAGTACCAGAGTCACCATCCTTGCCTCTGCCGCCTCCGTGGTCGCCTCCAGCACCCACAGAACCCCCTACACGCCCTCCCTCAGCCTTTGGCTGTATAGCTATCTCTTTGTCGCCGCCGACCTGCTGTGGCCCCTTACCGGCTGCCATAGAAGCGGGGAGGTTCTTATTGGGAACAACCGTACCCTTAGATGCAGGGTCAAAGAACTCTGGCCCTGATTCGCCAATCATATTCATTCTACCAGCGTCAGATACGAACAACTCCGGTCCTATCTCACCTACCAGATTGATAACGTCAGTCTGAGGTCTGCCACCCTCTGCAAAAGTCAGAGATTCCGGCACATTCTTAGGTGTAACCTCTAACGCCATCATCATCATACGATTATATAACTCTTGCTCCATCGGATTAGCCGCTGGCTTAATCAGTCCAGTATTGACCGGAGGGGCAGGCATCTCTGGGTCGTCGCCACCGAACATCATCCCTGCGCCACCCATGACACTACCAAGGCCAGCAAGGCCCATGCCGACACCACCAAAATCAAATCCGGGTACTTCTTTGGGTAAAGCTGCATCATATCCCATAGACATATCTATAACTCCTTATGGGCCAACCGGAATAGCGGTCAACCCGACGTAGTACATGACTCCGCCTAACATAACTTGTAATTCGTGACTTTTACCATGCGAAAACTTTATCTCACCGTTATCTATATTGTCTGCAATAGTCCAAGTATCTGCTCGAACTTCATGTCTCGATCTCCCTTGGGATAAATCCTTATATAGATTAGATGATAGACCCTCAATTGAAGCCTGAAGATGTTGTAGATATGAGGTCAATATCCCCACATCATTCTTAACGTCTTCCAGCGTAGCTTCCTGACCTTTAACCTGCGAAGCAAGCACTGGTATCTTAGGCAACGATATTATCTGTGTGTGATTCATTAGTGAGTTGCTCCATCTTCGTATCTCATAGTAAACGACCTTACAGAGAACGTTTCACTCAATGTCGAATTAGAGAACTTGATCTTCAGGAATCTTGCCTGTTGATGGAAACCAACCGTGTACCAATCATAGCTGGATGTCAGAACCTTTGTCTCAATCTCTTGCCATGCACCGTCATCTGCCTTAATACTCACAGTGATACCATCACCTTTAGCTTCAAAGTCCAGACCGTTCCATGCGGTAATCTCTGCCCTCTCACTCTTCGGATTAGAGAATGCCTTGGAAATCCAATAGCCATCTATTGCTTTAGCTCCATCATTCTTAGCAGTTGTATCAAACTCATAAAACTCACCAGATGAGTTACCGAAGTGAACTGAATGCTGTAGGTTTGTTTCTGTCCCCTCAGTTACCAACCCAATTGCATAGTCAGACGCAGTTATATTAGTACTTGTACCAGCAGAGAAATCCCATATCGCCCATACCTTCTCATCCGGGTCAAACATGAATGCCTTATCTGGATAATTGCTACTGACAGGGACCATGATACCCACAAGATTAACGATACTCATATCCATCCAGAAACTTCGGCGATGGTATTGGCCTTCAGCGTATTCAATTCCATCAGTAGAATAGAACTCTGACTCAATGCCATCGCCAATTGGACTCATAGTTGTTCCAGAGCCAAACGCATATACATTCCTTCTGCCAACCCAATAGCAGTAGTCACCGATTACCTGCACCATCTTAGCGGCCAATAAAGCATCCTCTTGGAATACCGTGTTATATGAGAATATCGCAGACTCACCACCTAAGAATGACTGCCTTACAATAGCGTCTGTCTTGAATATGTAGTTGTTATCATCGGTTAATCGTACCGCATTGAGAATAGCACCAGAAGTATCGGCAACGTTTCTTGCAGTAGCAACGCCACCCTGCCATTCCATAGCGTCATTAGTTGCACTCCATCTGTCTTGCAGTAGCTTATCAACCGCACCAGTACCGGCAGTATCTTCGCTGCCACCCAGTAAATGTAGCTTCTCCTTATATCCACTTATCGCCTTACACTTATGGTAATCAGATGCAGATGTATCGTTGTATCCGCTACCAGCGTCGGCAGCACCAGCTACTAACATCCACTTCGGGTCAGTAATACCATTGTCTATATATCTGACGTAATGTTCTTGTTCATAGTTCGTTGTCACAAGATACGATTGCGTGGACGAGTTTATATTCGCAAGTACAGCATCAGATAATGTTGGAGATTTCTTAGTAGAGGTAGCACTGAGGTTTGTAGTTCCACCTGATTTTAATAGCTGTAGATAGTCAAAATATACAGACTTCCATCCTGCACCATCAAAATCAACCTCAAGTAGTAAAAGCCTGCTTGTTTGGCTATATGTGCTTGGTAACGTAGAGAAAGTCAGTACCGCATTATTCCATGTATTAGCTGGGTACGTAGAGTCAATAGGTACGTTTATAAAAGCACCATGCGCCGCACTATCTTCAGAATAAAGAGGCATACCATAAGCAGCCCCGCTATCGTTTGCTATCTTGAATCTGAAATCATCTGCCGAGACAACCCTGTTTGCATAGAACCAGAAAGATAACGTGTCTGCTCCACCCCATCCTGATGAGTTATAATATTTGAAGGCCGTGAATCCTTTTGATAGGGTACTTACAAGAAGACACGATGCCCCAGTAATACAAGAGCCATTTGGCCCAGATGTAGTATCAGCGTAGAACAGTGTTTCAGCAGGCCCAAACTGGAAAAGGCTATAGTCACTTACTGCACCGCCTGTCGATAGAGAAAATGAAGCATAAGAATATTGCGTCCCAGCAGCACTTAATAATACAGGTGTTGTTGTGCAAGCAACCCCTGCTTGAATCCACGGGCCACCATTTGCATGTCGCCATCGGAATGTATTGGGGTTTGCAGCATCATCATCTATCTCAACTCTTATGTTAGCAGTTCTTGCGGAACATATTGGCGATAAGCCTATGTCAATGCCGCCAAAAGAACTGCGTACCATGCCGTTGTATTGAATGCCAATTTCATCCCAATTTAGCCAACCAGAAGCGGTTGCATCTTTATCTATATCTTTCCCTAAAATTTTCCATACACCCGATACAGGTTTATAATACATGGCGTCTTCTAATGAAAAACCATATAATCTGCGAGTTGCAGTCGATACATTGATATTAGATTCGTGCATCTGGATATGAGTTGCTTCATCAGTGTATGCAGACTGAATATAATTCCCAGCACTTACAATTCCAATATCATTAACAATGCTTTTCTTCGTCCCATATCCGAATCTCTTGATAATCTGACCGTCACGGAAATAGACATTCTTACAGTCAGAGCAATGCTCATTAGAGATGTTTGCATCCTGCTCATTCAACATTAAGCCACGGTCAGGTTTATTAACTATGATGTATTTATAGTTTGCCATTTAGATTCCAAACACACTGTACTTGTAATAATATTCTCTATACTCACCGGCTCTGATACTGAGTCTATATGGTATGACTGATGCGGCATATGGTTGAAGATAACTGGCATCACCATCGCTAAGACGCTGCCAATGTCCTGCTGATGCTTTTGACGTATATAAGAACACACCACTTAAACTAGACATAGTTGCTGCTGCGCTGGGATTCAACCAGCTTGATAGGATCTGAATAAATATTCCCTTTATGCCGTTACTGGATATAGCACCAAAATCCAAAAGTTGCGATGTAGTCCCGCTGGTGGTGAGTATTCCTGTCCCGCCATGCACCGCCCGATAACCAGACAGAGTTGCAATATTGTCTCTGGTTGTAGCATCTCCAATATTTCGCATCGTCAGGCCAACATTGACTGTTGTTAAAGCTGCCATGTAATTCTCCTATATTGCAGGGACTAATAACCCTGATTCTCTGTTTCTTAGATTCTGCTTGGAAGCATACTGCGGAGTCCAATCCTGGAAGTTACCGTCAGAGACAGCTATCCGCTTACATTGCTTGCCAAATATATTGTTGAAAAAGTTACGTGTCTGGAAGTCTCGCATTGCAGTTGCACCCCAGACCGTTGCTCTTGCTATCACTGCCAAGTCCAACAGATCGCCCAGTGGATTGTCAGTGTCAGCACTACTATTAAATGCAGTTGGCCACTGAGTCAGGAATAACTCGATAGGGATGCTATCATCCGGTATTGGGTACAGCTTTATATAGTCACCTTCATAGGTGTAATATTTAACCGGACCAGCACCACTGTCAGTTGGTGACGAGAAAGTATCCCGATAATGTTCCGGCGTTATGTAAATCAACGGCCTTGAATTTGAGCCATCCATATAGATAGCATCCAGAATAGTCTTAGTCCTGTTGGGAACGGGGTAATAAAGCTTATTAGGAACCGTCTTAACGGTTGTACTATCCAGCACTTTCATCTTACGCCAGTTACGCAACGCCGCTGTATCTTGTAACGCGAAGTTCAGCCAATCTGTTTCCAATGAAGATATACTTCTATTGCCAAGATTCTGTTTAAGATGCGTTTTCATTTCTGATTGTTTCATTATGCCCTCACCAGTTCCAATGCCTTAATCACTCTGGCCGGTGCGCCAACCACAGTAGTATGTGCTTTAACATCTTCCAGTACTACCGAACCAGCACCTATAATAGCACCGTCACCGATAGTAATATCCTGAACGATTGTTGCTCCTATACCGATAAACGCTTCCTCACCTATATTAACGCGGCCAGCTATCTTAGCACCGGGGCATATATGTGAAGCTCTACCGACCTTACACTCATGGTCAACGATAGAACCCGTATTAAGGATTACTGAGTCAGCTATCTCGCAATGAGTACATACCACCGAACCAGCCGCTATCGTTACATTGTTACCTATCTTTACATTACCAGCGATAGTCGCGTATGGATGGATAGCATTAACCAGAGATACATGAACGCCCTTTAACTTCTGAGCGATCTTATTTCTGATGCTATTATCCCCAATAGCAATAACACAGCTATCGAAATCATACCGCATAAAAGTAATGTTATCGGGTTGTCCGATAATAGGAATACCGTCAACATCGCTACCTTGCATTTGAATGTTGTTATCCAAAAAGCCAACGACATCAAACTGGTGGTTATTACGGAGTATATCCAGGATAACACGGCCATGCCCTCCAGCACCTACAATAGCTACCTTCATAAAACCTCCTTAGATGAGGCAGGCCGCGAAAGGTAACGACCTGCCTCGGAGACAAAAAAATGGAACTATGTTGTAATTCCGAACGCAGTAAACGTAAATCTGACAACCTCAGCAGCATCAACAAATCCACCATTAGATGCCTGTATCTCAATAAAGATGCCGGAACCTGGGTCGCCTTGCTTTTTCCATACTACTTGTGCCTTGCCGGATAACATATTGATAGCAACATTATCAATAGACTGATAATAACTTTCAAATCCACTTCCTGGGAATGTAGAAGTACCACTTGCTACTGCACTGAAGCTGATTATAGAATAGCCTCTGCCACCCGTGCTTACACGTACTGGCCTTGACTTTCTTGTAACAGTAATAGCCATAACAAACCTCCCTTCAGAGGTAAGGGGTTAATTATTCAATACACCAGTCAACAGCGAAGAAGTCATCTGCGCCAATAGCTTCGCCCGCCGAATAACCCCAAGGCATAACAGCATTCACTATCCCAGACATAATTATTGCTGAAATCTGGCCCGATACATTCATCGGAGCGACAAGCCTTCCAGCACTGGTAGCTGCAATCGCCATACCAATACCCGGCCCTCTAGTCTGAACAAGACAGTACCCGGAAGCAGTAACGCTAACAGTAGCGACACCACCCCTGAGATACACCTGAGAGGCAGACAAGACTCCCGCCTGGAACGCCAAGCCGTAGTACTTGTTCGGTCGCAGATAAGCATACGTGGTCGTATCAAGGGCTACCTGTAATGGGTCGTTCAATCGTAAGGTGTGAACACCGGAGCCACCACGCTCGTAGCTATTGACTTTGTAGCTGAATCCCTTGCCTGTACCAGACAATACTTCAAAAGTACCGTCTTCATACATATCTTCGTCTGTCATACCGGAAACACCATACAGCTTAATATTGACATCGCCAATACTCCCGCCCCAACCTGCAACCGCACTGTTGAAGTGGTCGCCTGGACCAGATAACGCCTGGGTGCTAATCGTCGAACGATAGCTACTGCATATAAAGCAAAGACCCGGTACTGCCGAAGCACATTTAACATAAGCCCAGCGATAAACTCTTTCGCCGTCCTCAAACTTCTGGCCAAGAGGTATATCACTCTTAGTGGACTGGACACCAGCGGTCAACAGTGCCTTTACACTTTTTCCATAACTATGAACCTGCATAATAATTCTCCTGTAATAATCAGGTTAAAAACTTCGATACACTATTCATCCACAACTATTAGTCGCCATTAGCACTAATGTTGAAGATACAACCATGCGAACGTGCCGCTGTACGTGCCATCGCACAAACAGTTACAAGTTGGCGGAACTTAGTAATAGGCAGATTAACGGCCTCTTTACTATCGGTCCACTTCATGTAGAACTCAGGGTCAACGCACCACAGAATACCAGCATTCGTAACCATACGCAATTCGCCAGCAGGGGCAGCCTTATCGAAGATGAGAGGTAAGCCTTTAAACTTCACCATATCAAACGTAGCGTCACCGATTTTGGTCTTAGAATCCACAGTCATAAATGACATGGCGTTCTTTTCGTAAATCTGCTTCACGTCTTTATGAGTGAAGATGACATCCGGCGTGCCAGTCTCTAACTCGATGATATCGTGCATGTCGATCATCTCAGATTCCAAGTTGGTCGTTGCCGGGGAACCACTCATGTTCGTACCCTGCGTTCTCCACCATGCTTTAGTAGATGGTGACAAACCGCCAATGGATACCGATTGACTGGCCGGAACGGTTGCCGGGATAAGACGATTCAGACCTTCAGGTTGCTTACCTGCTCCACCAGAGCCATTATAAACAGCTTGAGCCAGAAGATTCTTAACAGATTTGATAGTCACTTCTTCTTTATGCTCAATGATGGAATACTTCTTATTGGAGCCACGGTTGACTCTCTGTTGATACCTCGGCCATCTTGTGCCGTAAGCTAGTGTCTTAGCCCAGTAGGCAGCACCATCATCCGGGTCGAAGTCGTCCATCGAAACTCCCTCTTCCTCGTTAATCCAGCCACCGTTAGGATTCTCTTCAACCAGCAGCGGAACAAGAAACTGTTCGCCACCTTCACCTAGCATATTGGTATTCTTACGTTCTAACATCCACGAAAGTGTTGGATGTTTATGGAATATCTGATCTTCAATGGTCTTCCACCGCTGGTCCCAGGAACTCATAAAGAGCATATCTAGGTACGCGGTATTTCCCTTTTTGTAATAGGTTGCCTTAGCCATAATGCTTTCCTCCGGCACTTTTACCTTAGACAAAGAGCAAGTGTAAGTGCCGGTACACTTGCTCAAAGAAGCCAACTTGATTGGCTATTCTTTTTACTATTTTAGAACTCTAGCGACCCGCCTGAGCTTCTGCTAAGTCAACTGCCTCTCTTACCGAAAGGACTCTCGTTGTCTTTGGCTTTCTCATCTGGGTCGGTCTTTGAGAGCTGCGACTCGCTTTAGCCTTACGTTTCTGTTGGGCTTTGCGGGACTGCTTGCTCTGCTTCTCAAGGGACGTTACCCGCTTCTTAGCAGCTAATCCGTCCGCTG